AAACATCGCTCAACGATATTGTTGTGAGAAGAAATAAAAAAGAGAAAATAAATAGGTATAGTTGCATAAGTCTATGGAACTCTACAATTCTCCTCAAGCATATTTGTTTAACTTACACGTTACAAAATCGTCAGAAGCTAAACGAATATGGAGGAGGGATATTAGAGAGAAATGGAGTCATAGATGTGCGTATTGCGGATCTGATACAGATATAACGATTGATCATATTGTTCCACTATCAAAAGGTGGATTAGATTTTACAAACAATGTGGTTGCATGTTGTAAATCATGCAATCAATCAAAAGGACATACTCCAGTGATGAAGTGGTATGAAAATCAAGAGTTCTTTACTGAAGAAAGAAAGAATGCTATTATTGATTGGATGGAATCAAACACTCAAAAACCAGAGAGATACAGATATCCAGCAAGACGTAACAACGCTTCTTAAAAATACTATATAAACAAGTAATAAAAATATAATGACATTTGTAATCTACTCTAAAAATGGTTGTCCTTATTGTGATAAAATTAAACAAGTGATGCGACTCGCTGAGTTAAAGCATGTTACTTACACTCTTGATGTAGATTTCTCACGAGAGCAGTTTTATTCTGAGTTTGGACACGGATCTACTTTTCCACAAGTTCAACTTGATGGAAAAAATATAGGGGGATGCACTGACACAGTTAAGTATCTGAAGGAGCAGAATATAGTGTGATGGAGCAATTCTCTGTAAATCAAATCTCTCAGGATGTAAAAAAAGCAATAGATTATGCGTTTAAAGGAAAGTTTGTTTTGAATATCTATGATTATTTTAAAACTATAGAGGTTAAACGAGATAAAGTAGAAAAGTTTTTAGAGAGTTCAACTGTCGATGAGATAGTGTTTTTGATTCAAGATTTAAATGAATACTTGATAGGAGGACAAGACAGTGATCATAAGCAACTTAGAGAGGCTTATGGGCATATTCCTAAACCCGAAGCAAGAAAAATAAAAAACTATTTGGAACAAATACTTGACGATGCGAAAAAATACCATTATGATAAAAGACCAGGACGAAGATCAAAGCAATCTAAATAAAAACAAACCCGAAATTAATCGGGGGATTGAACTGTTACTTAGAAATAAAAGGAGAAAAACGGAGGCACCAAAAACTTTTTCGATGAGGTTTGGTAAACTTATTTCTCTTTTTAACCGAGAGATTCACATAGAGTTTGGATTCTTCATCGATATAAAGAAAAAACAAGCATCTATCTCGGGAGAACCAAAATGTTAGCAGTAACTCTCACCATTGGCACTTTAGTTTCAATAATGTTTTTCTTTGTTGGTGGAGTAATAGGATGGATGGCTAAACAACATGTTTACGAAACTAATGTTATTGCGTATACACATCCTGAAATGTTTGACTCAAATGGAAACGTAATACCTGACGAAATTTTAGCAGTACGATTTGAAAATGACTATGACAACTACGACAACGAGGAAGAAGAAGGTTGAGAAACCTATTGAGAGTCTTCCAACAAACCCTTTTATTTTTGAGATTTTAGAACTTGCATCGAAGCAACGCTCTAATCAAAAAAAAGTAGAAGTTCTTAGAATGCATGAACATGATTCTTTGAAAACTATTTTTATTTGGAACTTTGATACCTCTGTAGTTTCTCTTCTTCCAGAGGGAGAAGTTCCTTATTCTGATTTAAATGATCAAACAGTTTATTCTGGAACACTGTCTGATAATATTAAAAGAGAAGCAGCAGGTGGTGAATCTGCCACTGGACAAGACCTAGACGGGCGAGGAAAGACCTCTTTACGGCGAGAGTATGCCAACTTATATCATTATGTCAAAGGGGGAAATGACAGTCTCTCAAGCATTCGTAGGGAAATGATGTTTATTAATCTACTTCAAGGACTTCATCCAAAAGAATCTGAGGTGGTTGTTCTCACAAAAGACAAACGTTTGTCTGACAAGTATAAGATTACCTTTGATAATGTAAAAGAAGCGTATCCAGACATTAGATGGGGAAATAGAAGCTGATGTATATTCTACATCAAAACTGTGATCCCGAACTAGCAGAAGATAAATCTTTACCGTATACTGCTTATATTGTAAAGTACTTTGTTGATGAACAATTTAATTATGATATTGTAATCACTGATAAACAAGTTGAAATATTTGATTATTATTGGGATAGATATAGAGAGGGACTTATATCTTTCAAACAAACTGAAGGAAGAATAAATCCCAGACTTTGGAATGACAACAAAAAACAACCCAATAAAAAAAGATGAGTGCTGGATTTGGTGGAGCGGGAGAAGACCGCACAGGTAAAGATGCAAAGATCACAATTGATCTTGATAATGTTGCTAAGCTCACTAAGCAATATAAAAAACTAAAAAAATACATGAGATCAAACTATTATGATCTTCTTGTTATGAATGGCACTGAAAAAGTTATAACAAACTTACTGCAAGAGACTGAAGAGGAGATGGAGGATTTATGATAAATGGGAAAACATTATCTACTAAACCTTTACGGTTGTTCTTTTGTTCTTTTGAACGATGAGCGTTGTCTTATAGATCTTCTGGAAAATGCTGCTATTGCTAGTGGAGCAACAGTTATTCAAACCATTTCAAAAAAGTTTGAACCTCAAGGTGTTACTGTAGTTTGTTTATTATCAGAGAGTCATATTAGCATTCATACTTGGCCAGAGGAGGGTAAAGCGGCATGTGATGTTTATACTTGTGGAAATTGTAACCCAAAGATTGGATGTGATATAATCATTCAACAACTTTATGCTACAAACCATACCTTAAGTTATATTGAAAGGTAGTGCTAAATAACCCTATATGGAAACAACATATGCTTTCTACACAATATCGTTTGCGTTTAGAAGCAATCTGTGAGAAGATTGCTTTGCAAGAGGAGGTAAGTTTAGAGGATATGATTTGGGCAGAAAAACTTGCAAAAGCAAATCGTTCTGCTGCTACTATACTCCGTCAGGCAAGAAGGAAGGCAGAAAACCCTGATATGGATGCGATGGACGATTTTATGAACCAACTTGATATTGGTGGATTGGGACACGAACGCTTTGGTCGTCGTGGTTTTGATAATCCAGATGATCTACACGATTGGTTTAAGCGTGATGAAGATCAAACCGATTGGAGACAGAGGGATTGACTTACGAAGAGTTCATCCACAAAGGCACCGAACATTATATGGATATGGTGCGTTTGATTGATATTAAACTCAAACATCGTATGCCTCTTACAGAAGAAGAAAAAGAAATTAATGATTACATTATGGAGTTTCAACACAATACTAGAATCAATGAGTTGAGAGATAAGTTTGAGAAGTGTCTGAATGTAGAAGAAGAATGAAACCTTTTGTATTAATCGCTTGTTTTTTACCAATTATTGTGATATGGTTAGTGATGAAATTATCTCTATGGTTGTCCTCTAGTGTAACAGAAGTCAATTATGTCAGAGAAGATGCCAAACGACAACACGGACCTTATTTGGACAACCCATATGCAGACATTGACCAGGAGGATGAGGAATATGGAAGTCAGTCAGATTATCAATGATGCCATATTAGAATGGTATTCCGATCAGGGACAAGAAGTTCCTCAATGGAGAATGCAAAAAGACCCCCAGTGGTGGATCGATTATCTTGCAGAGCTTGACGAACAGAGATAACTCTAGTATGATTGCCAATATATCATACTCTCATTATGGAATATAAACCTTATTCTCCTGAGTGGAATCGTAAAAGATATCTCAGAGAGGCTCTTGAAACTTACTTCAATGATTATGTGAACATTGAAGTAATTTATGATGATCTTATGGATATTCTTCATGAAAGATCTGAGCAGGCTTATAGTGAATTTTCTAGAATCAATGAACTACAATCTAAAATTAACTCTAAATAAGTTATAGTTCGGTTTTCCGTATCTATGACTTTAGAGGACGGATGTTATTCACTCAAACTAGAATGTGCATTGAGAGATTTAGGATTCGTTGATATAGGTTGGAAGTGTGTTGCACACGCAGGGATTTTTTTTATTCAACCTATTGGAATACCCGATAACCCAGAGGGAGATCTTCTAGGGTTTTCTTTGTCTATACCTTATGCTCATGATAAAAGAAGGTATAGACTCCTTTCAACTGCCAAAAGGGCTCTAGATTTTGCGCTTAATGAGTCTTAATTGGTATTAGATTTTACCAAACTGCTTGACTATATATCGTAATAGATCTATAATGATCTCACGTTCATTCGCTATT